TCTTTGCTCTTATCTGAAACAAACCAAACCAGTTCAGGTGGTTTCAGTTTGGCTGCGTCTGAGTCGCCTGAGTTCGGTCGTGTTCAGCCACGGTTGGAAACGCCAATTGTTGCAGGCCCTTCTTATGGTGATCTAGTTGCAGGCTGGTCTGAGCGAGTGCTCAACAAAACATTGTTCGGGTGGCAACGTCAAGCGTTGAATGGCCAGTTGACCCATGACGACAACGGTGATCTTGTGCATCGTGAATCTCTCGTTTCTACGGCTCGACAGAATGGCAAGTCCGTTGCGCTTACGGCGCTTATCGGCTGGTGGCTTACAGACTTTGCAGCGATGCGTGGCAAACCGATGAGGGTTCTTTCTACGGCCAACAAACTAGATCGTGCTGTTGCCATCTTCAATGAACTTGCCCCGGTACTAGAGGCGCATTACGACGCCAAAGTGACCTGGTCTTATGGGCGCAACAAAGTCGAGATAGGCAACTGTGTTTGGGAGGTTCGTGCTGCGACGCCTCATTTGCATGGTGGAACTTACGACCTGATTATTGTGGACGAAGTTTGGAATGTCACCGAGGAAGTTTATTTTGACGCTCTTAGGCCGTCACAAATTGCTGTGAAATCTCCGTTGCTTTCGTCGTGGTCAACCAGTGGCGATGAGGGGTCGAAGACTATGCAACGTCTTCGGGAGCAGGCACTGGGGGCAATTGACAAACACAAACAGACACGGCTTTATTTCGCTGAGTGGAGCCTTCCCGATGTTGACCCAAACGACACTGCATACTGGCGTTGGGCGAATCCAGCCTTGGGGGAGACCATTACCCTTGACGCACTTCATGCAGCTGCAGAATCTCCCGATCGTGCAGCCTTCCTCCGTGCGCACCTAAATCTGTGGGTCTCATCGGCTGACGCATGGCTACAACCTGGCGTCTGGGAGAAACTCAAGACCGAGCAGGAATGCCCTGCCGGTGGCGTGTTGGCTGTGGATTGTTCTGTGGATAGTTCTAAGTATGTGGGGATTCGCTGTGGACTAACTGAGGAACAAACGATTGTGGCCACGGTCGAGTTCTCTACTGAGTCAATGAAGGAGATGTGGCTACAGATTGAGAAGGCTATGGAGGCAGACCCGAAACTGCGTCTGGTCATCTCGCCAACTCTTGACGTGCACACCCCCGAAAAGTTAGAACGCAGGCGCACCACTTTCGGCTATGCAGAAATCCTAAAACTGACAGCCCTCACTAGATCGCTAATTTTAGAGCATCGTGTTTTGCACCGTGGCGAAGAACTACTAGCAAGCCATGTCAACAGGGCTGTCCTTGCTAGGGCTAACGGCCAAGTGGTTATCTCATCTCAGCGTTCACCGGGGCCGATTGAGGCAGCCCGACTTTTAGTGGTTGCTGCAGCGATGGTCTCACGCCCGATAAATACTGGCAAGGCTGCAATGGCTTTTCGGAGATAGTTGCATTTGCAACAAAAGTGTGTAAGACTCCGAGCGTGGGTCTTTTCTCTCGCAAAATCCGAGCCGAATACGCCAGTGCGCCAATCAAGGCTGCTGCTGGTGTCGGCTCGTCCGGAATTCCTGCTTTTTACGCTTGGAACAGTGGAACACTTGAAAATCTTGCGTTGTCATTACCCACTGTTTCACGCTCTTACGATTTACTGGCCTCGACTATTGGCAGTCTTGAATTCAAGCAATACACCAAACAGTGGACAGGCGAAAAATACGAAAAGATTTATGTGCCCAACGAAACGTGGATGGAACGACCAAACCAAAGTTTGCCTCGCCAGTTCATGCTTGCTAACACATTCAAAGATTTGTGGTTTTACGGTCGAGCATTTTGGTATGTGACCAGTCGTAACGCTGGCGACGGACGCCCAATGAGTTTTCAATGGTTAGCAGCTGCGAACATTCAAACGCCTGACGAGCAAGGCCCACAATTTTTCGGTATGACCGACAACATCCAGTTCAACGGCGTACCTCTTGACGCTTCAAATGTGATCACGTTCTTGTCGCCAACCACTGGACTTATCTTTACAGGCCAACGTGCATTCAACATTGGCTATCACCTAGATCAGGCTGCAGACCGTTACGCCACCATTGAAACTGTGCCGGGCTATCTGCAGCAAACCTCTGCTGGCGAAACCATGTCAGGCGAAGAACTTGGTGATCTTGCTGCAGCATGGGCATCGGCTCGCCGTGACGGAAACGTCATTGGCGCACTCAATAACTTTGTGGAGTTTGTCGAGTTTGACAAAGACCCAATGAGTGTCAACAGCGAACAACGCCAGTACCAAGCACTTGACCTCTCAAGGCTTTGCTCCGTTCCTGCTTATCTCGTCTCGGCACCCACCCCCGGTGCATCCATGACCTATCAGAATGCACAGCAGGCGAGACAAGACCTCTGGTTGTTTGGTGCGCAAATGTATGCCACAGCAATCACACAACGCCTATCTATGGATGACGTGTTGAGTCGTGGACGCTATTGCGAATTTGACATTGACGATTTGCTTGAGCATAACGAAATGGCAGAAATTCCTAGAGAAACAGAAGTTCCTACACCATCGGAGATTGAGTCAGCATGATCAAATTACAAGCCATTCCAGTGACGCTGGATGCAGCTGCAGGCGAAGATTCGCCACGGACAATAACTGGTTTGGCCGTTCCATGGTCGCCAGTTTCTGCAGTGGTTTCAGACGGCACCAAAGTTTCTTTTCTTCGTGGCGCTTTTGACCTTGAAGCAAAGAACCCGAAACTTTTGGAAAATCACGATTCTTCGCAGTTGCGTGGCGTTGTGACTGAACTTGCAGATTCAGAAGAAGGACTTTTGTTCACTGCAAAGTTTGCCAAGACCAGAGCATCAGACGACGCTATTGAACTTGTCAAGGCTGGCGCTTACGACTCCGTAAGCGTTGGCGCTATCCCTGAAAAGTTCACTATGTCAAAAGACGGAACGATGATCGTAAGTCAGGCGACCCTCGCCGAGATTTCGCTTGTCGCCAGTCCGGCATTCAAGGATGCCATCATCACAGAAATCGCTGCTTCCGAACCAGAAGAAGAAGCAACCGAAACCCCCACACCTACAGATTCCGAGGAGGAACAAGTGGAAACACCAGAAACCCCAACAGCAGTCGAGGCTGCCGTTCCAACCCAACCAATTTTCGCTACTGCTCGTCGTGAAACACCACTTCCAACAGCAGCCGAATACATCTCAGCACTTCTCGTTGGAGGAGATCAGTGGCGTGCAATGAGCGCATCACTCAAGGCTGCAGCTCCAAACATCGTTACCGATGACAACCCCGGCACCCTCCCGACCAGCGTTGTGGCTCCTGTCTATAACAATTTCATAGGACGTCGTCCAGTCGTTGACGCAATCGGTGTTCGTTCGATGCCACAAGGTGGCAAAGTGTTTATCCGTCCAGAAGTGACAACACACACCAGCATTGGTGCATCTATTGCTGAACAGTCACCAACAGGTGGCACTCTTGTTGTGTTCAACAACCAAGTGACCAAACAACTTTTCGGTGGCTATGTCAACATTTCAGAATTTGACATCGATGTCAGTCAGCCAGAAATTCTCTCGGTTGTGTTAGACGACATGGCTCGCATTTATGCAAACGCCACAGACAACTACGCAGCAGACCAATTGGCTTCAGGTGCATCCGTGACACGCAACTTCACTGCTGCAGACTTGGATGAACCAACTTCTTGGTCAGCATGGGTAGCAGGTGCAGCGACGACAATCTTGTCATCGTCAAACGGCAACCTTCCGACACACTTGTTCCTTGCAGCCGACATCTGGGGCGATCTTCTCGCACTCAACGACAGTTCAAAGCGTCCGTTGTTCCCACAGGTTGGCCCAATGAACGCATACGGAAATCTCGCACCCGGACAAGCAAACGGAAACGCTTTTGGCTTGCAGGTCGTAGTTGATCGCAACTTTGCAAATGGCACTCTCATTCTTGGCGATGCGTCAGGCTATGAACTGTTCGAAATGCAAAAAGGCGCAATCAGCATCGACTCACCATCAACGCTCTCACGCACCGTGGCTTTCCGTGGCCAGTTTGCAGCGCTAATGATTGACTCAAGCAAGTTCGTCAAGGCTGCTTTCGTCTAAACCGACGAACGACTAGAGGAACTGAAGAACCATGGCCACTTACGACTTAGCGTTTCACACACGCTTAGACGGTGTTGTGGTTCTTCAAACCTTTGTTGAAACTGGTATCACTGTCGGCGATGTTGTCACTATCGCTGGCGCTGGCCATGATTTGAACGGCACACACACCGTTCTCTCAACGCAAGACTTTGAGTATGTCGGCGAATCGGATGAGGGCGATTTTGAGTTTGACAACAATGTCATTCGTCTCTATCAGTTCCTTAGCCGTGACGCTGGCAATGATCTTGAGCGTTCTGTTGCGACAGGTACTGTCACATTCACACCGTCTGTCTCGTGGATACAGGCTTCCGATGTGACAAGTTGGTTAGGTATTGACGTGGCTACTGCTAACGACACGGCCTTCATAACGGTCTGCGTCAATGCCACCAACAACTGGTGCTTCAGAAAGCGTCGTGAGGCTGGTTACACAGACTCGATGACGACAGTGCCCGGTGCCGATGTCAAACTCGGTGCGATTATGTATGCAGCAACTCTTTACCGTGAGCGTGGTTCTGCAGATTCGTTTGCATCGTTTGACGCAATGTCTTCAATACCTATCCCTTCAACCATGGGTCGCATTATGTCTCTTATTGGTTGTGGCCGTCCACAGGTGGCGTAATGGCTGCATCTGGAATTCTTGTTGACGCAGTGAACGCAATCAAA